CCAGATAGCTATATGAAAAAACCATATAGGGTATATGAGAAAACCATATAGGGTATATGATTTTTCCAGATAGAAATAATACATATAATACAATAGAATACACTTATAAAACACTTTATAATACATTTAAAAACCCTCTAACAGTTACGGGGCTTACAGCCCCTACACAGTTAGGGGGTTTTTATTTTTTTCTTTTTAAAAATTTTCTTCATTTGACTTTGATAAAATTTTTTAGTATTATATTATTGAAGAATACCCACATAATTGATTTGAGGTGTTAGCTATGGGAATGAGGTTAAGGAAGTCAATTAAGGTTGGTAAACACGCCAGAATTAATATTAGCAAAAGCGGCATAGGTGGTAGTGTTGGTGTTAAGGGTGCCAGAATTACCAAAACCACGAATGGAAGAACTCGTAAAACTGTATCTATTCCCGGCACAGGTGTTAGCTATGTAAGCGAAAGCGGCAGCCGCAAACATTCAAGCAGTAGAAGCACTAAAACATATAATGGCAATCCTAACCCCCCTATTGTTTATGGTGTTGCTGGTACTATTGGCTACATTGCCAGTATAGTTTGCTTGCTTGCTGGTTTGCTGTTTGTAATTGCTTCTTTGTCTTTTGGTTGGGTGTTTGTCGCTCTTGGCGTTATCTTTTTCTTTGTTGGCAAATCCAATAGGAAAAAGTACAGAGGTATGAAGAATGAAGTATTACAGGATTGATAGAACAGGTGTAGATACTGAAAAAGCACTTGTGAAAGCATTTGATGTATTAGATGCTTCACGCCTTGATAAAGATGCTTTGATTGCTTACTACTATTTTCTTTCACACGATAGTGTAACAAGGATTAACCACATCAAACATATTTCAATAGATACAGTGATTAGAAGATTGATTGAAGTACAGCTAATTACATTGGATGATATTACAATAAGACTAATATAACACACCTGATAGTGCTGTTGTCAAATTGGCAACAGCACTTTTTTGTTTATGTGTTCTACTTGAATATTCCCTTATTTGATAATTATAAAAATTTTTGTTATAATATTTATAGAAAGTAAATCAGGGCAAAAGTAGTAAATGATTATATATGTATTTCCATATATAATATCACATAGAAAGGGTGTTTATATGAATAAACTTGAATTGTTGTATAACCTAATTGATACACTTAAACAAGGTGAAACTGATGGTGCTATGTTAGTCAATCTAACATTGATACAAAACTTATGCTGTGTTGATTTCTATGATGTAGTTAACGATAACATAGAAACAATTATTGATAATGACTTACCAGCAGAAGCTATTCTACCTATGTACTATGGAAATATGACTAATTGATAGTATTATCAAATATAGCTTGAAAGATTGCTTATTTGAAAAATATAAAAAATTTTGATATAATATATATGTAAGGTAAAGAAATCAATGAAAGGAATACTAATTTATGTATCTAATTAACAGCAGTAATATCAAAGACAAGACTAAAAGCATTAATTTCGCTATTTCTTACTTCAACAGCAGCAATACAACATTAATGAGAGTTTATATATATCTGTTGGTAAATAGCAAACTATACAGAGTGCCACATATTAAAGATAACACTTTACAGGTAGTGCTAAACGAATTAATTGATTGTGGTTTTATAAACATTGATAACGACACTATTACATTATTGAGATAACCAACAGGGCAAAGTATGTAAATCAATTAAAGCAATTTTCCATATATAATAGCGGCAATGAAACCGCTATAAAATACACTATAAAAAGTGTGATAATCCATAATATTTCAATGTATATTGGGGCGGTTATTACAGCCGCCCCACATCTTATTAAAAAGGGGATTTGATTAAAATGGAAAAGACTTTAAGAGAATTAGAGCGTGAAGCCTTATTACTTGCTTTTGGTAAAGGTAACTGGGATAACTATTGGTATCTCAAAGGTAAAGCGGATGCTGAATTAGAACATTGGTTAGATACTTATACAGATGATTTGAAATAAAATTTTTTTGAAATTTCGGGCGAAAAAGGTTAGATAAGCCGCCTGTATTGTCACTTATCAATGGAGGGCAGAAGCAAGAGTAATTAACTTGCCTAATGGCTGACACACCACAGCCGCAGCCCTTCTTATTATTGATAAGTGGGGTGTTTGGTGTATGGACGATTTTTTAAAAGACTTACAGAGAGGTAAGCAAGGTGAAGCGGCAGTTATTACAGCACTTGCCGCAAGAGGACACATTATTACAGATGTAAGTGATATAAGAGAATATCAAAGAAAAGATATAGATTTGATTGTTTCTAATAATGGTGCTTCTACTACTCTTGAAATCAAAACAGATACAGCGAGTGAAAACACAGGTAACTTGTTTATTGAGTATACCAACTTAAACAACAGAAGCCATAGCTATAAAGGCTGGTACTGTTACTGTGAAGCTGATTATATGTGTTTTTATCAAGAGAACTTGAAGAAAGCCCACATAATAAGCAGATATGACTTAATACAGACAATAGAAAACAATAATTACAAAACCGCAAGCAGTTATAACGCTTGCGGTTATTTATTGCCTATTACGGCAGTTAAACAAATGAAATCATACTTATGTATTGATTGTTAGGAGTGATTATATGATTTTACTATATATGCTTATGCTGCTTGTATTTCTACCACTATTGGTTGTTGCTTCACCCTTTATTGTATTTACAGCCCTTGTAATTGGTTTCGCTGATAGTGTAAAGGGGGTTGAAAAATGCCACGAAAAGAAGGTTTAACAGCAAAAGAACAGGCATTTTGTAATTACTATGTATTTGAAAATTTGAGTGCTACACAGGCTTACTTGAAAGCCTATGAATGTAAGCTAACCACAGCTAATAACGCTGGTTATCAGCTTTTGAAGAAACCACACATTAAAGAATACATTGCTACATTACAAAAACAGGCTTTTGAAGCCGCTTGTATCAGTGCTGAAAAGGTAGCATTGAAATTAAATGAAATTGCCTTTGCTGCTAAAGATGATAAGGATTATACAGTTACGGCACAGCTAAAGGCATTGGATTTACTACAGAAACAGTTAGGTATACAGAAACAGACGCTTGAAGCGGATGTTAAAACCGATATTACCATTACTATTGAAGAATAATAAAGAGGTGCTTACTATGTTTGGTGTGAAGAATATTAGGCTTGTAGACTATTTAGCAGAAAAGGGTATCTACCCTGTATATGATGATTTAGGTGTTACTTTCTACTGGAGAACACAACGACTGTTTGATGCTGTTGAAAGCTATTTTATCAAAACTGTGTGTATTCCCAATAAGGGTTATTAAGTGCCAGGCATTAAATTAAACTTGAAAAAATGTTTGTTTGTACCCCTCTATTTTCCCCTCTTGTTTGATTACTCGTCACGATGGGAGGTTTACAGGGGTTCAGCAGGTTCAGCTAAATCATACTTCATAACTCAAAAGCTGATTGTTAGGGCTTGTAGAGAGAAGATTAAAATATTAGTGTGTCGGCGTCACGCTTCAACACTTCGCAATACCTGCTTTTCTCTATTCAAGGATATTTTAGCTAAATGGCAGCTTACCCCCTACATCAAGATTAGGGAAACAGATTTCAATATAAAATTCCCTAATGGCAGTGAAATCATTTTTATGGGGCTTGATGAAGAAACAAAGCTATTATCATTGAATAACATTGGTTGTATCTTCATTGAAGAATGTTATGAAGTACCAAAGAACATTGTAGAACAGCTTAATTTAAGATTGAGGGGCAGCACAGAAAACCAGCAAATCATAATGGCGTTTAACCCCATCAGTAAAAATCATTGGTTATATGACTTCTGCGAGATTAACCCACCTTCATCATTCAAATACATACACAGCACATATAAGGATAATCCATTTCTAAATGATGAATACATAGCTGAATTGGAAGAACTATATAAACGCAATCCAGCAAAAGCAAAAGTATTCTGTAATGGTGAATGGGGCGTTGATGCTGAAGGGCTTGTTATTACTAACTGGAAAAGTGAAGCATTTGATGCTATGGCTCTTGCCGCTACTGGTTTAGAACATCGGGCAGGATTAGATTTAGGATGGATAGATAAAACAGCTATTATTGATAGCCTATATGATAGAGATAACCACATTATTTATGTATTCAATGAATTTTATAAGAGTGGTTGCCAACTAACAGAAATAGTAGATGCTATTAGCAATATGAACTTGAAAAAAACTAAAATATTCGTTGATGCTGCTGAACCACGCAGCATTTCATATTTTAAGCAAATGGGAGTAAATGCCGCACCTTGTAACAAAGGGAAAGATAGCGTGAAAGCTGGGTTGATGTTTCTACAGGATAACCAGATTATAGTACACCCTTCGTGTCAAAACCTGATAATGGAATTATCTAACTTTTCTTATATAAAGAGTAAGGAAACAGGCGAATATACAGAACACACTACACACGAATATTCACACGCTATTGATGCTTTAAGGTATGGATATAGCGATATATATACAAACAGCAAACTTAAAACGATTAGCAAGGCTTCTTTCAGCCTGTAAGGGGGTTACAGCTTGATTTATATAGAAAGTGGCAAGCAGCATTTATATCAATGGGATAATAACCAAAGATTAGTTATTGATAATGCTGATATTACAGAAGTACATTTTGAAAACGCTGAAACCGCAAACGCTTATGTTTGCGGCGTTTATTTTGATGATAATAAGTATGTAGCAGATATTCCAAATATCTTGTTACAAAGCAAGTGGAACATTAAAGCCTTTGGGTATAGCGGTGAAAGTGTATGTGAAGCTATTACTATTGATGTAAAGGGCAGAGATAAACCAGATGATTATACATATACCGAAACAGAAGTTAAGCGTTATGACACTTTAGAAGCATTGATTAGAGATAATTACTATGATAAAGCTACTATTGATGCGAAGATACCAGAAAATATGGATATGACAAACTATTACACAAAAGCAGAAGTTGACGCACTTATTCCACCATATGCGGAGGAGGTAAGTTATTAATGGCAAGTGTTATTATAGATGATACTAATTTAAAAAACATTGCTGATGCTATTAGAGAGAAAAACGGCACAGATGAAACTTATGTACCTTCAGCAATGGCAGACGCAATTAAAGCTATAGAAACTGGTTCTAAAATTGTATATGGTACTTACACAGGCAGTAAGGATAATACAACACAAGTGGTATCACACGGATTAGGATGTAAACCAAAGATGATTTATTTGTATGTTGATGGTTTTGATACACCACCTACATCATCAACTACTTCTTTTGCGGGTTATAATCAATTCACAGAAGCAAATTATAACACGGAAACAGAAACAGGAAGTAGTACTTATTGCTATATCTCTTCATTTGGTTATTATTCAGGTTCATCATCAACCACAAGATTTTATAAAGCCCAATATACTTGGTATAAAAATCAAAGTGTTACAACAAAAGCAGATGCCAATATAAGTGATGTAACAGAAACTACATTTACAACACCTAAATTCACTCGTGCTGGTATTACTTATAGATACTTTGCTATTGGATAAATGGAGGTGAAATAGATATGTTTTTCTTAAATAAAGAAACTGAATTGAATATTGAATTACTACAGAAGATGATTAACAAGTTTAATGTGTCTGTTTTGCCGCAATTACAGCGATACAAAAATTATTACGATGGTAAACAGGCTATTTTAAATAAACAATATACAGATGCTACAAAGCCTTGTAGCCGCACAGTTATCAATTATTGTAGAAATATTAGTGATAGCTATTGCGGTTATCTTGCTACACCTTCCTACATCTCTTATAGCAGTAATGATGATATTAGCGAAATTATGGATATTTTACGCTATAACGATTATCAAACAGAAGATGCTGCTTTACTATTGGATGCTTTGATTTATGGTGTAGCCGCTGAATTGATGTATATTGACGCAACAGGGCAAACACGCTTTAGATTAATTAATCCTACTTCCTGCTTTGGTATCTATGATGATAGCTTAACAGGTGATTTAATGTATTTTGTGCGTATCTATGCTGTAAGTGAATGGGATGATACAAACCTATTTAATGTGGATGTATACAGTGATTATGATATTAAGCACTATCAAATGAATGGTAACAATGGTTACTTGAAATTCTTAAATGCTGAACCACACTATTTTTCACAGTGTCCGGCAAACATTCTAACACTACAGGATGAAAAAAGCGTATTTGATTGTATACTTACCCTTCAAGATGCCGCTAACGAACTTATTAGCAGTGAAATTGATGATTATACCGCCTTTTGTGATGCTTATTTAGCACTTATTGGTGTAGATGCTGATATTGATGATATTGCCGCAATGAAGGAAAACAGGGTTTTAGTTTTACCTGAAGGTGCTGATAGTAAGTGGATTACCAAAAACGCTAATGACGCACAAGTAGAAAATATACTAAAGAGAATACACGATAGTATTTATAGAATAGCACAATGCCCTGATTTCAGTAGTGAAACCTTTGTTGGTGGTGTTTCTTCTGGTATTGCCATTAGATACAGATTAACAGGAATGGAAACCAGAGCCGCAAAGATTGCCGCTGATATGAAGAAAGCACTACAACGCAGAGTTGAAATTATTTGTGGTATTGCTTCACTGAAACTTGGTGAAGATGTATTTAGGGATATTCAAATTGACTTTAAACGCAATATTCCAGAAGATAACAACACTACTATCAATATGATTAATTCTTTAAAGGGTTCTGTAAGTGATGCTACTTTACTTTCTCTATTGCCTTTTGTTGATGATGTAAACGCAGAATTAGAAGCAGTACAGCAACAGAAGCAACAGAATATGGCTATGTATAACTTTGCTTCTGGAAGTGACACAGAAGAATGAATTACTGGAAAGATAGACAAGCGGCAACACAGGCAGCACTAACAAAGAAGAATATAAAGCAAACTGAAAAGCAACTATTAAAGTATTATGATACCGCCCTACATAACACTATTGGGCGGTTTCATATAACTTATAACCATATTCTTTTAAGTATACAGAAGGGAAACACACCCACACCAGCAGACTTATACAAACTTGATAAGTATTGGATGCTACAAAATGAATTACAGCAGGAAATGAAAAAGTTAGGTGATAAACAGCTACATTTGTTTTCAACACAGTTTATGAAGCAATGGGAAGATGTTTATAACGCTTTTGCTGTTAAGGATGATACCAATTTTAATAGGTATGATGATAAGTTAGCCCAACAGCTTATTAATGAAATATGGTGTGCTGATGGTAAGAATTGGAGTACAAGAGTATGGAATAACACACAATTACTACAAGAAGCATTGAATGAAGAATTAGTAAACTGTGTTATCAATGGTAATACAGCCGCACAATTAAGAGAGCGTTTACAATCACAGTTTGATGTATCTTGGAGTAGAGCAGACGCATTAGTTAGAACTGAATTAGCACACATACAAACCAAAGCAGCGGAACAACGCTATAAGGATATGGGGGTTAAAAAGGTTCAAGTGTGGGCTGATGAGGATGAAAGACGCTGTGATGTATGCGGCGAACTACACGAAAAGATATATATGTTAGGTGAAAGCATACCAATACCAGCACACCCACGATGTAGATGCTGTATTATACCAGTTATTGAAGATTAAAGCCTTGTATTTATACAGGGCTTTTTCTATTGCCTTTTTTATAGGGGTAAGGCGTAAAAGAAACAACTAAATGAATATTAGGGGCGGCAATAGCCGCAACTATGGAGGTTATGAAAATGGATGAAATGATTACTAACAATAGTGCTATTGAAGAAACTGCTGAAAACCAGCAGGAAGAAGTTAAGACATATACACAGGATGAGGTTTTAAAACTCTTACAAAGTGAAACTGATAAGAGGGTTACAGCCGCATTGAAAACACAGCAAAAGAAGTACGAAAAACAGCTATCACTTTCAAAGCTGGACGGCAGCGAAAGAGAGAAAGCAGAAAAAGATAATAGGATTGCTGAACTTGAAGAACAGCTACAAGCATTTCAAATTGAACGAAACAAGAGTGAATTGAAAAGTGTGCTTTCTTCAAGGGGATTATCTGCTGAATTTGCTGACATTATTACTATCAATGATGATATTGAAACATCACAAGCCAACATTGATAAGTTGGATAAGTTATTTAAGGCGGCAGTAAAAGCAGAGGTTGAAAAACGCCTTGCTGGTAATGCCCCTAAAGGTAATGGCAGCGGCACACATACCGAAATCACTAAAGAAGCCGCTAAAAAAATGAGTATGGCACAGCTACAAGAGTTAGCAGCCACACAACCAGAACTATTTGAAAAACTGTTTAATTAATTGGAGGTAACTATACTATGGCTAATACTGTTTATTCTAACAAGGTTATTGAAGCAAAGGCAAAGGATTTGCTTACTACTTCTTTAAATACTCGTTCTCTTATGACTATTGATAATTCCCTTGCTGAAAACGCTGGAATGACTAAAACCATTAATGTTTATACCTATTCTGGTACTGCTGAAGAACTTGCCGCTGGTAAGGGCAACACCAATAGAGGTAACATTACTTATGAAGGTACTGATTACACTGTAAAGATGGTTCAACAGGCTTTTGATTATCAGGATGAAGATTATATGAAGGATAATAGCATTGTTGATAATATGCTTAAGGGTGCTAATCAGGTTATGGTTAATAAAATGACTGCTGATTTTATTGGTGAATGTGGCAAGGCTACTTTAAAGCACACTTTAGCCGCTGATTTGACTTATGATGATATTGTTGATGCTATTAGTGTTATGAATGTTGAGGATGAAAGCAAGGTATTTGTTATCATTCCTAACACTTGGAAAGCCGCACTTCGTAAAGATGATGATTATAAAGCCGCACGAATGGGTGAAGTAGTTTATAACGGACAGGTTGCTACTATTGCTGGTATTCCTGTTATTGCTACTAAAGCACTTACTGATGCTGCTTATGTTATGACTGCTGAAGCCGTTAAGCTCTTTATGAAGAAAGATGTAGAAGTAGAGCAAGAAAGAGATGCCGACACCCGTACCAATTCTGTATATCTTCGTTCTGCTTACATTTGTGCTTTAGAAGATGCTACTAAAGTAGTTAAGATTTCTGCTTAATTGAATAACTGACACTGGGAAGGGCTTTAAATATGCCCTTCCTTCTTTATAAGGGAGGGTATATTAATGATTGAAAATATCAAAACTCTTTTAGGTGATGTAGCACACCAATACACAGACGAACAAATTAAGCTATATTATGAAATGGCTGTAGCTGAAGTAGAAGCATACTGTTACAGGGTACTTGATGCTGAATTAGAACTTATTACCCAACGCATAGCAGCGATTAAGCTAATTAGAAGTAACACAGAGGGGTTAACAAGTCAATCATTCAGCGGTGTTAGTGAAAGTTTCATTGACGGATACCCACAAGATATTATGAATGTGCTTAACAGAAAGCGGAAGGTGAAGCTACTATGATTGCTAAAGAATTACGCTATTATGAATGTATCAAATACGATAGTGAAAGCGAATATGGTACACCTGTTTTAAATGACAAATTCATTAGATTTGTTAGGATAGCTATTTACCCAACTTCTACAAGCGTACAAGATAGTGTTTTATATAAGTCTGCTGAATACATTGGTTTAACGCCAGAAGCCGGAATTGATGATAAATATGTAATTCAGTATGGAGAGAAGCGGTTAAAAGTGCTTTATTCCATTGATAACGGCAGATACAAACAACTATTTATGGAGTGTATAAAGTAATGGGTGTAGTGTTTGAAGGGCTTGATGAAGTATTTGATACTCTTGATACAATAGCAAACCCATTAGGCATTGAAGCAGCATTACAAAAGGCTTGTATGTTAGTTGAAAGAGAAGCACGAACTAACGCACCAAAAGAAACAGGTGAATTAAGACGCAGTATTACAAGTAAGGTAGAAGGGCTTACAGGTACAGTATTTAGCCCTCTTGAATATGCCCCATATGTTGAATATGGCACAGGCTTATTTAGTAGTCACCCAATGGGAGGACGGCAAAATGTACCTTGGCTTTATAGGGATGAAAGAACAGGTGAATATTTTTATACATCAGGGCAACACCCACAACCTTATATGATACCAGCACTTAATGATAATAGAGAAGAAATAATTAGAATTATAAGGGAGGGCATAACAAAGAAATGATTGATTACCATAAAACACTTGTTGCCGCCCTTAAAAATATATTGCCTACACACTATGAAATGACACTACACAGCGGATTAGAAACGCCCTGTATCAGCTATTTGGAAAGAAACAACTATTCAACAGATGTTGGTGATACACTGGGCTACAGCCGCTTACAGTATCAAATCAAAGTTTGGGGTAATGATTTAGCGGTAATACAGAATTACGCACAGCAAATTGACGCTGTTTTACGCCCTCTTGGTTGGAAACGTACCAGTAGCGGCGAACTATACGATAATAACAGCACAATGATACAAAAGATAATGACTTATGAAGCATTAGCACAGGAGGTATATTAACTATGGCAGGAGTATTAAGCAAGGGTATTAAACTTATGAATGGTGAAACCGAACTTACTAACCTAATGGAAATTCCAGAGTTAGGCGGCGAAAGTGAAGCTATTGAAATTACTGTTTTAAGTGATGCCGCACATATGTATATGAATGGTATCTTAAACTATGGTGATAGCTTAACCTTTAAATTCCTTTATGAAGAAGCACAGTTTGCTACTTTACAGGCGTTAGAGGGTTCTCAACAGTGGAAGGTTGTATTACCAGATGAAACCACTTGTAGTTTCAGCGGTACTTCTTCAGTTAAACTTGATGGTGTGGGCGTTAATGCCGCACTTACTTATTCTTTAGCTATTAAGCCTGATAGTGAAATGATTTGGGCTTAATATAACCCATTAATGGGAGGGGAAAAGGGTTTTATATCCTCTTTTCCCTTTTCCCCTATACTTACTAAAAAGAGAGGTTTTATATATGTTATACTATGATTTCAACGCAGGCGGCAAGCAGTATAAACTTCGCTTGTCAATTCGTAACACTGTAGCATTAGAAAAGCAGTTAGGTATTAACCCACTTTCCATTTTTGGAAATGGTGATACACTGCCGACTATTACACAGATGGTATATATTCTACACGCTTCATTACAACAGTATAATCACAATGTATCTATCAATGATGCTTTTGAAATCTTTGAAAACTGGTTAGAGGACGGACACACAGTTACAGACTTTATACCAATTATCATTGAGATTTATAAAGTATCAGGTATTATACAAAAAGATGATGAAGCAGAAAAAAACTAATAGATGGTGTAAGTGATAATACAGCACTTACACCATTTTTGTTTGAAAACTATGCCTATAAATGGCTTGAATGTGCTTTAGATTATGGTATTGCTGAATGTGATTATTGGAATATGACACTTGCGGAAGCTATACGGCAGATAGAAAGCAAGAAACGCCAACAGAAAGCACAGGCACAAGAGAAAGCAAGTTATGATTATATACTTGCTGATTTGGTTGGGCGTAGTGTTTCACGCATTTATTCACAATCTGCTGAAATGCCACAAATAGCAGATGTTTACCCACTCTTGTTTGATAAACAGGAAGTAGAACAGCAGCGGCAACAAAAGCAGAATGAATTATCTGTATTACGCTTTAAACAGTTTGCGAACACCTTTAATAAACGATTTGGGGAGGTGAAACAAGCGAATGAATGAAGAATTAAAAGTTATAATTTCTGCTGAAATAGATAAGTTAAAAACACAGATAGCAAACGCAAAGCAGCAAATTCAATCTTTTAGCAGTGACGCAGAAAAACAGGCAGACAGGGTTAACAAATCCTTTGAAAAGATGGGAGAAGGAATTAAAACAGCTATGAAAGTAGCTGCTACTTCTGTAGGTGCTGTTATTACTGCTATTGCTGGAATTACTACCGCTTCAGTTAACGCCTTTGCCGAATACCAACAGTTAACAGGCGGTGTAGAAAAGCTGTTTGGTGATAGTGCCAACATAGTCAAAGCATATGCCGATGAAGCATATAAAAATGCTGGTATTAATGCTAATGACTATATGACACAGATAACATCATTTAGTGCTTCTTTGATTTCTTCACTTGATGGTGATACACGAAAAGCCGCTGAAGTTGGCAATATGGCGGTTAATGATATGGCTGATAATGCTAATGTATTTGGTACTAATATACAGGATATACAACACGCTTATCAGGGTTTCGCCAAACAGAATTATACAATGCTTGATAACCTTAAATTGGGCTTTGGCGGCACAAAGGAAGAAATGGAAAGATTGTTAGCTGAAGCAACAAAGCTAACAGGTGTTAAATACGATATTACAAACTTAAGTGATGTATATAACGCAATCCACGCTATTCAACAGGAAATGGGCATTACAGGAACTACAGCAGCAGAAGCAGAAAAAACTATATCAGGTTCTATTTCTATGCTTAAAGGCTCTTGGACGAACTTAATGATAGGTTTGGCAAGAGATGAAGCAAATATACCTGTATTGGTTGGAAATGTGGTAAAGTCTGCCGCAACTGTGCTTGAAAACATCATACCAGTAATTAAGCAAGTAATAGCTAATATACCTGTAGCATTAAGCGAAATCAGCCCACAAGCAGGACAGGCAGCACAGCTTATTATTAATGCTATCAGCGGTGCTTTCAATTTGCTTGTACCTGTAGTAGAAAAGGTTATTAGTGTAATTTCCACTGTATTTGAATGGATGACAAAGCATCAGGGTGTTGTAATTGCTTTAGGTTCTGCTATTGGTGTTGTTGTAACTGCTATTACAGCTTATAACACAGTACAGGCTATTAAAACCGCACTTGATATAAAGGGTGCTGTGTCTGTTGGTACATTAACAGCAGCGGTTATATCACATACTGTAGCTATGGCGGCAGCAGCAGCCCCTTATATTGCTGTAACAGCAGCTATTGCGGCAATCATTGCTATTATCGTTGTATGTGTAAAGCATTGGGACACTATCAAAGAAACTGTAAGCAAGGTAGCAGGAAAGATTAAAGAAACAGTTAGTAATATGGTTGATGGTGTTGTTGGTTTCTTCGGTAAAATGAAAGATGGAATTAGTAACACTATGGAGAAAGTCAAAGGTGCTGCTGAAAAGGGTTTCAACGCTGTTAAAGAAGCCGCAAATAAGGCTATGACAGCCGCAAAAGAAACAGTTGATGAGAAGTTAACCAATATTAAAAACGCCTATGAAAGTCACGGAGGCGGTATTAAAGGTATAGCAGCGGCAGCAATGGAAGGTGTTAAGAGTGTCTACACTTCTGGTTTTACCTTCATTGATAAACTAACAGGTGGAAAGCTAACAGGTATATTAGACAAATTTAAGTCAATCTTTGAAAGTATCAAAAATGTAGTGAAATCGGGATTAGATAAGATTAAGGGCTTCTTTAGTGGTTTGAAGATTGAACTACCAAAGATTAAACTACCACACTTTTCAATTAGTGGTAAATTCTCTTTATCCCCCTTATCAGTACCAAAGCTATCAGTACAGTGGTATCAAAAGGGTGGTATCTTTGATAGTCCTACTATGTTTGGTTATGGTAATGGCTCTATTGGTGGATTGGGTGAAAATGGGGCTGAAGCAGTTGTACCATTAGAGAAAAACACACAATGGCTTGATAAGATTGCTGATAGACTTGCCGCAAAGCAAGGAAATACACCAATAGTATTAACTGTTGATGGTAAAGTATTCGCACAAACCACAATCAATAGTATTAATAGCCTAACACGCCAACAGGGTTATTTAGGTATCAATTTAGCATAAGGGGGTGTAATGGTTGGCTTACTTAATGATTAATAACACAGATTATTCTAACAAAGTAAATGAATTAAAAGTAGAAGTGAAACACAATTACAATTCACAAACTAATGCCGCTGGTGATAGTGTTATTGACTACATCAACAGCAAAAGAGTAATTGAAGTTGGTTTTATCCCAATGACAGACGCAAATATGAAAGCATTGCTTTCAACAGCAACATTTCAATCAACTATTACATTTCTAAACCCTCTTACAAACCAGATGGAAACTATAAACTGTATTGTGCCTGATACAAGCGTTGAATACTACACTATACAAGTAGGCAATGTATTGTATAAGGCATTTAGTTTAGATTTCATTGAATTATAAGGGGGTAAGATGTAATGATTGATAATGCTAAAATGCTATCAATGCTAACATCCCCTGTAAGACAGGTAAAAGCAAAGGTTGAACTTTATGATGGTTCAACCTTGCTTAATACCTTTTCCTATGATG